TAATGGCTGATACAGTAACATCACAAACTATTCAGGACGGTCAAAGAAAGGCCGTCTTGAAATTCACTAATGTCTCAGATGGTACTGGTGAAAGTAATGTCGTAAAAGTAGATGTTTCTGCTTTACAAGCAAATGCCAATGGAGATGCTTGTACTGGCGTAACAATACAAAGAATTTATTGGGCTTGTCGTGGTATGGGTGTCAATTTATTTTTTGATGCTACTGCCAATGTATTGATAACTGGTTTACCAGCAGATAGCACAGGTGACGAATACTATGACAACTTTACTGGCATTCCTAATAATGCTGGATCTGGAAAAACAGGAGATGTTTTGTTTAGTACAGTAGGTCATTCTAGTGGAGACACATACTCAATAATCTTAGAGCTTGTAAAAGAATACGGCTAAGGATTACTGAATGGCTCGTAAAAGAGACAAACAACCACCAAAAACTAAAAAATACTTTAGACCTACAAAGAAAGGTGCTGGCATGACAAAAGCTGGTGTCGCTAAATACAGAAGAGACAACCCTGGTAGTAAACTCAAAACAGCAGTCACTAAAAAGAAAAATCTAACAAAAAAAGAAAAAGCTAGACGTAAATCATTTTGTGCTAGATCAGCTGGACAAATGAAAAAGTTTCCTAAAGCAGCAAAAAATCCTAACTCAAGATTAAGACAAGCAAGAAGACGTTGGAGATGCTAAGTGCCTAGAAAAGCTAAGGGTCTTGCTAGAGATCATGTGCCTGTTTGTGGCAGAAGAGGTAAAAAAACATCAATAGGTTATAATAATCTTGGTACTTCTACTATGAACAAAAATATAAAAAGAAGTTTTAAAAAATATAGAGGACAAGGATTATGATTAGAAGGCTAAAAAAAGTATCACGACAACTTAACAAAGCATCTAGGCTGCACAAAAAACAATCTAATACAATTAAAAAAATAATTAAAGATGAGCAAAAAAAGGGATCCAAAAGTAGGAACAGGAAAAAAACCAAAAGGTAGTGGTAGACGGTTATATACTGACGAAAACCCAAAAGATACTGTATCTATAAAATTTGCTACACCAGAAGATGCAAGGAAGACTGTTAAAAAAGTTTTGAATGTTGGTAAGTCTTTTGCTAGAAAAATACAAATATTAACCGTAGGTGAGCAAAGAGCAAAAGTTATGGGTAAAAATATGGTAGCAAGTATTTTTAAAAAAGGTAAAGACAAAGTAAGAAGAAAACATGGTAAGATAAAGTAATGGCTAAGAAAGTAAAAAGTAAAGGTAAAATATGTCCAAAGGGAAAAGCATGGGCTAAAAGAACTTTTGATGTTTATCCAAGTGCCTATGCAAATTTAGCGGCTTCAAAATATTGTAAAGACCCAAATTATGCAAAAAAAGCAAAAGGTAAAAAAGTCAAAAAATCTCGTGGTGGTTTAGTATCTATCAGAGGACAAGGCGCAGTTTTACAAGATAGGTTGAGATGAGCAAAGGACAATTACAATCTTGGTTAGATCAAGAATGGGTTCGTATGGATGCCAAAGGAAATATTATTGGCTCATGTGGTGGTAGAAAAAAAGCAGAAGGCAAACCAAGATGTTTACCAAAGAAAAAAGCACAAGGTATGTCGAAAGCAGAAAGAGCAAAAATAGTACAAAGAAAAAGAAGAAAAGACCCAAACCCAAACAGGAAAGGCAAACCAATAAATGTTTCAACTAAACTTAAAGAAGGAGGCTTTGTGAAACTTAGTAAAAAAGCAGATTTAAATAAGGACGGTAAATTTTCAGAATATGAAAAAGCTAGAGGTATGGCTATACAAAAGGCTATGGCAAAACAGAATAAAGTAAAAATGAAAAAAGGTGGCTTTATCGCAAAAGGTTGTGGTAAAGTTATGTCTGACAAACGTAAAGTCACAACGATAAGTTAGGAGAAAAAATGCCAGGGCATTACAAGAAAAAATCAAAAAACGGCAGCATGATGCGTAAATCTAAAGGCGGTAAAGTCATGAAAAAATCCAAAGGTGGAAAAGTCATGAAGAAGTCTAAAGGTGGCGTAATGATGAAGAAATCCAAAGGCGGCATGATGATGAAAAAGTCTAAGGGCGGAATGATGATGAAGAAGTCCAAAGGCGGTAGAATCATGAAAAAATCTAAGGGTGGCATGATTGCTGGTAACGCAAACAGAAGAAGACAAAGATTAAAAAAATAATTAGTGTCACATTTGATAAGTAACATTCCACACTTCAAGTGTTGGGTGCGGAGAGAATTCACACACAATCATGAAAAATATCATGACGAGTATATACATGCTCTAGCGATAGCCGTAAATACAATCCCAGATAGATCTTTAAGTTTTCAAGTAGTTTTTACTGGTGAAGAAACTAATTGTGAAGATAATGACGAGCCTAATGTTCATGGTGGCGCTATGTGGGCTAGGATGCCTATACAAGGTATTGTAGCTGATATACCTATGGACGATTTTCCAAAACCTATGCAAAATCATATTGCACAACCTTGGGATTGTGAATCAAGAGAACATTCAGTAATAGTGATGGATAGAGTCAGTTCATCACCTTGGTTAGCTAAAATAGATGGTGGTTTTTATACTGCTAAATATTTATTTACTGTAGATTATACAAATTCAGATATTGCAGATGATTCTGCACAACACAAACAAAGTCATGTATTATATATAACAGAGGATTGTGAATGGAAAGGTAATTTAGTTGCTCTGCCTAATAATAGAGTAAGAGCAACAAGTCCTGCTCTTTGGGTTACTGGTGAAGGTCCTCCAGACTTTAAACCGTCACAATGGACACACTCAGCAGAGGGGCACGAAAGTTATCTTGATCCATCAATAACCTTTGATAATTTATATGAAGAATAATGGCATTATCTGGAAGTACAAATTTTGAACCAAATATAACTGAGTTTATAGAAGAAGCATATGAAAGATGTGGTATAGAGCTTAGAACTGGATATGATTTAAAATCAGCAATTAGGTCTGCTAATCTAATGTTGGCTGAATGGGCTAACAGAGGTTTAAACCAATGGACAATAGAAACTGGCACACAAACTGTTACAGAAGGTACTGCTAGTTATAATTTAGGAACAAATGTTATAGATATTTTAGATGTGGTTGTAAGAAGAACAGATGGTTCTACAACTACAGATATAAACATGGACAGAATATCTAGGTCAGAATATTTTAATATACCAAACAAAGCTACAAAATCTAGACCGTCACAATTTTTTCTTGATAAACAAAATAACCCAACACTTTTTTTATATCCCGCACCAGAAAACTCTACAGACATTATAAGATTTAGTAAATTAACAAGAATGGATGATGCAGATAACGCAAGAAATACTATGGATATACCATTTAGATTCTTTCCTTGTTTTGCAGCAGGTCTTGCTTATTACATAAGTATAAAAAAAGCACCACAAAGAACAGCAGAACTAAAAGCTATCTACGAAGAGGAATTTAGAAGAGCAGCAGATCAAGATGAAGATAGAGCCTCTTTTAAAATTAGACCTTTCTCTAGAGGTGCTTATTAATGTCATATGCAGTAGGTAAATTTGCCTTAGCCCATTGTGATAGATGTGGGTTTCGGTATAAACTATTAGAACTTCGTAAAGAATGGAACGGTCTTAAAACTTGTCCAGAATGCTACGAAGAAAAACACCCACAATTAGAACCACCTACACATGTTGCAGATGCAGAAGCTATATATGACCCTCGTCCTGATAATGACAAAGAAAATACTCCTGGCAGAGTATTCACGAATACTGATACCATTGGTTCAAACTTTGACGGCTTTTCTGCGACTTCTAGTTTAGGAAGTGTTACTATTACTACATCATGACTTTATCAGAGCTAAAAACTTTAATACAAAATTATGTTGAGTCCTCTGAAACAACTTTTGTAAATTCACTTGATGACATCATAAAAAATGCAGAAGAGAGAATTTTTGAAGATGTGCAATTTGATTTTTTTAGAAAGAATGTAAATGGTAATGTATCTACTGGTAGCAGATTCTTAACATGTCCTAGTGACTTTATTTTACCTTTTAGTTTGGCAGTAATAGATTCAAATAGTGATTATCATTACTTAGATAAAAAACATCCTACTTTTATGCAAGAGTATGTAGAAGATATATCAGATACTTCTTTAAGAGGTTTGCCACTCTACTACGCACAATACGACAAACAACTATCAAGTGGTGCCGACAACGGCTCTACTTTAATTATTGCACCAGTTCCAGATAATGATTACTCTGTCGAATTATCTTATTTATACAAACCTAATTCTATAGTTACAGATACAACTGGCACTTGGTTGTCAAAAAATGCAAGAAACGGATTGTTATATGCTTGTATAGCTGAAGCATATGTATTTTTAAAAGGTGAGCCAGATTTAATGGCTTTATATGAAACTAGGTATAAGTTAGAAATAGACAGATTAAAAAATAGAGCAGAAGCAAGAGGCAGACAAGACGAGTATCGTTATGATGCTTTAAGAAAGCAAGTTACATAGTAAGGAGAGTATATCTATATGGATAAAGTTATAACGCGTAAATACGCTTGGAATTTATTAAAGTTACATTTTCAAGAATGCATAGAAAATAATTGGGATGCAGATTTACAAGGCATTGTAAAACAAATGAATGAATGGGAGGCAGAACATGAAAACTCAGAAACCGATCAAAAAACTTAAACAAGCTGCCGTAGCTATAGTAGGACTAGGCAATAGTTGGTATGAATTCAATATTGCTAAAACACATGGTGTTAATTTTGATGAAGTTTGGGCTATAAACGCAGTAGGTAGTGTCATATTTCACGATAGACTTTTTATGATGGATCCTGCATCTAGATTTTTAGATACAACAGATGCTGCTGGTCAAACAGACTGTATGAGAGAAATGCTTGTTAAACATAAAGGTCCAATATACACATGTGAGTTAGATGAAAGATGCCCAGGTCTTGTAGAATATCCAGTAGCAGAAGTCGTTGCTGACACACAAAGTTGGTATTTAAACAATACCGTAGCTTATGCAGTAGCTTTTGCTTATTGGAATGATGTTAGAAAAGTATCTTTATTTGGTGTAGATTTTACATACAAATCTAATCCTGGATATGCAGAAGCTGGTAGAGGTTGTGTAGAGTTTTGGTTAGCTAAATGCTTAGACAAGGGCATACAAGTAGATGTGGCACAAAGCTCTAGTTTGTTAGATGCAAACATACCGTCAGAAGATAAATTATATGGTTATCATAGACTAGATGATCCACGAGTTGTTGGTTTGGACAGTCATGGTAATCCTCATGTGAAAAAGGTAAGTGAAGTAGAAATACCACAAGTAAAAAAGGAAGGTGGCTTACTAGACAGATATGATTCTCATAAAAAAGGTCCACCAGAACCCAATAAATATTAATTATGTTTAATTATAAATATCATTTATGAATCAAAATGGAGAACCTAAATTAGGTGAAATAAAAGTTGTAACATCCAGTAATGGTGGACACTCACCAGAATTTTGGGCAGAAGAATTAACTAATAAAATTGTTAGTTATTCTAAAGATCAAGAACCACATGTTGCACAACAAGCTGCAGCTTTCAGAGATGCAATTTATCAAGTTTGTTTGATTTATATTAATAATGCTTTAAAATCATATAAAAGTACCGTCATACAAGAATTAATAAAAGGCGGAGAAACCGACTTAGCAAATATAATTAGGAGACTATAGATGGCAATTTCATCAGCTTTGACAACAAGTTTTAAGAAAGAACTTCTACAAGGAGTTCATAATTTTGCATCAGGTGGCAATTCGTTCAAACTTGCTTTATATGCAGGTGCAACAGCTTCTTTAGGTGCAACTACAACGGCATACGCTACAAGTTTAACTGGTCAAATAACAGGCACAAACTATACAGCAGGAGGGGCAGCACTTACACCTGGTATAGCAGCACCTTCATCAACAGGCACAACAGCTTTTGTTGATTTTGCAAATTTAACTTTTTCTACAGCAACGATAACTGCTAGTGGATGTTTAATTTACAACGACACACAATCCGATAAATCAGTAGCTACTATCAGCTTTGGAGCATCAAAAACTTCAACAGCTGGAGATTTTACAATAGTTTTTCCAACAGCAGGCGCAAACGCAATAATTACTATAGCTTAGGGGTAGATGCCCTATGTCTATAGATACAGGTTGGGGTAGAGATAGCTGGGGATCTGGGCCTTGGGGCCAACCAGCCGATATAGAAGTTACTGTATCTGGCTTATCAGCTACATCCGCACTCGGCACAACAGCACAATCAGCTGCTGCAAATATACCAGTTTCTGAACAAGGAGCTACCTCTGGATTAGGGGCAGTAGCTATTATTGGATTAGCTAATGTTCCAGTAACAGAACAAGGTGCTACTGCTTCTTTAGGAACCATAGTAGTTCATGAAAACGAAGTAGTAGTAGTTTCTGGGCTGTCTATGACAAGTGGACTAGGCTCTGTCTCTACGATTGGTAAGGCAAATGTTTCATTAACTGGACTACAAGGGACTGCAGGTTTAGGATCTGTTTTAATTTGGTCTTTGGTTGATACAAGCCAAACTCCAAACTATAATGAGGTAACAACTACACAAACACCAAACTGGACAAGTTTGTAAAAGGATAAAATATGGCAACATATGTAAATAATTTAAGATTAAAAGAAATCGCAACAGGTGATGAGTCTGGAACTTGGGGGACATCAACAAATACAAATTTAGAATTAGTTGGGCAAGGTCTAGGTTTTGGTACAGAAGCAATCACAACAAATGCTGATACACACGCATCAACCGTAGCAGACGGCTCTGCAGATGAAGCTAGAGCTATGTATATTAAATATACAGGTACATTAGATAGTGCTTGTACTATAACAATAGGGCCTAACACATTAAAAAGAGTACATTTTATAGAAAATGCTACCTCTGGAAGTCAAAACATAATAATAAAACAAGGTAGTGGTTCTACTGTAACAATAGGTTCTGGTGATGTAAAAGTCGTTTATTTAGATGGCGCAGGTTCTGGTGCCGCAGTAAATGATGCTTTTGCAAGTTTATCAACAGTAGATTTGAAGGTAAGTGATGATTTAACAGTTACTGATGATGCTTCTGTTGGTGGCGACTTATTAGTAAGTGGTGAAGTACAGACTGCTAATATAGGTTTTACTGATGGTGATAATGCCATCACTATTGCAGATGGTGGTGGTATTACAGCTGCAGCTGGTATTACATCAACTGCCGCTTCTAATTCTTTTGGAGCTACATCTTTTAATGACGCAAATATTACTAACGTTGGCGATATTGCTTTAGATAGTTTATCAGCAGATGGATCTAGTATTTCAATAGCAAGTCCAGTTGTTATAAATGGGTCAACACCAACTTTAACAATAGGGGACGCAGGTGCAGAAGATACAAAATTAGTTTTTGACGGCAATGCGCAGGATTTTTATATTGGTTTAGATGATTCGGCAGATGATCTTTTGATCGGAAATGGCAGTACAGTAGGTTCTAATGTAGCTATTGGTATCAATGAAAGTCAAGTGGTGCAATTTAACGGAGCTTACACATTCCCAACATCAGATGGTAGCGCTAACCAAGTTTTACAAACAAATGGTAGTGGTGCATTATCTTTCGCTTCTGTTTCTGGAACAACAATAAACAACAACGCAGACAACAGACTTATAACTGGAAGTGGCACAGCTAACACTCTTGAGGGCGAGGCCAATGCTACTTGGAATGGTAACACCCTTGCATTAACAGCAGGAGCAGGAAATACAGGTATATCTCTTACTGACGGATCTACAAACTACGGTTTCATTGGTGGTGGTAATGCTCTTAAATCTGGTGGTAGTGCTAATGACTTTTCATTCAGAACAGATACTGGCTCTATAGACTTTTACACTAATGGTCAAAATTTAAGATTTGCTCTTGAATCAGATGGTCAGATTTTTATGACAGATAATGTCACTATGGGAACTGCTACTCAAAGAGACAATGCTGTAATAACTGCTGTCAAAAGTGGCAGTAACTCTGATGCTGTTTTAGATATGGATCATGGTACAGGTGATGCTTCATTTTATAGATTTATAAAGTTTAGAAAGAAGAGTGAATCTTCTGCCGTAGGGAGACTTGATGCAGATATAACAGGTAGCACTATGACACTTGCTTTTGATTCTGATGGTAGATACAAAGATGTCTTGGGTGATGCAGATGGTTTAAATCTTATATCTAAATTAGAGCCAATAAAATTTATGTGGAAAGACGGCACAGGAGAAGGCTCACAAGGTTTTATTGCACAAGATTTTAAAAAGGCATTTGATGATGTTGGTTCTTACGCAAGAGGTGTATACGAACCAAAAGATGAAAGCAAAGAAAAATGGCAACTTGACTATGGTACTCTTGTGCCAAACTTAGTTAAAGCTATACAAGAACAACAAGAACAAATAGAAGTATTACAAAATGAAATACAACAACTTAAAGGTGAAGAATAATGATTAATTACGAGTGGAATGTATCAGATTGTGAAGTTTATCCTAATAAAGATGGGTTGTCAGATGTAGTCTGGAAAGTAACCTACACGCTTACAGGAGTAGATGACTCTCATCAAGATCCTTATGGTCATGATTATTCTGCAAAATCAGTAGGTAGAGTATATTTAGATACATCTGATTTATCAAATTTTATACCTTGGTCAGACCTTACACCTGCAATCGTACAAGGTTGGGTAGAAGATAACATGGGTTCAGAAAATGTATCACAAATAAAAAGTGATATAGAATCTAATATTAATGAAAAAATAAATCCTAGTTCAGTAGAAAAGCAACTAGGAACATAAGGAGAAAATAATGGATGAGAAACAACTTTTGTTAAGTTTGCTTACTTTGGTTGATGCCTCTTGTAAAAAAGGTGCTTGGAATGGATCAGAAATTTCACAAGTTAGCAAAATAAGAGAGGAATTAGTGTTAAGATTAAAACCTCTTATGCCAGAAGAAGAAAACAAAGAAGAACAGAAAAATGTGGAATAAATTATTAGAATGGTTAGGATTTGTATGGGTTCGTCAAAGAGACGAAAAAGGACAATACAAAGCTGACAATAAAAAAACAAAACACAAAAACGAGGCTTGGAAAAGAGTCTATAGGAGAAAAAAATAATGTTTTTATTAAATTGGATAAGTGACTTATTAATATCTTTATCGATTGTAGTAAGTTTGGCATCCGTCTTAGCCACACTAACACCAAGTGAAAGAGACGATAAATGGATCAGTAAATTATATGGCTATCTCGATCTGATAGCTTTAAATTGGAAAGTGAAAAAATAATGTCTAGAAAAACGGCTGCAGACGTACATTTAGAACTTGCTGTTCACGAAAAAGAATGCTCAGAGCGTTGGAAAACTGCTTTCGGTAAGTTTGAAGAGATAGATACAGATGTTAAAGAAATAAGAAGCAAACTTGATGCTGGCAATAAATCAATTATTGGTTTACTAGGTATTTTAATAACAAGCATTATTACTTTAATTATTAGGAACAACTTATCTTAATATAAATATTGTTTATGGCTAATATAATTAATATTTATAGTGGAGAAAAGCATGGCTTTTACTCAAAGAATAGGCAGAGCAGGAGAATATCTTGCAGCTAGTTTTCTAATACGCCACTTTGAAGAAGTTTTTGAAGCCTCTTCTAGCTCAAGATATGATTATTTAGCACAATCTCTTACTGAATCATACAAAATACAAGTCAAAACAACAGAATCGCCCTTTAAACATCATAGTTCTACATATGTTAGGTGGGATATAAAGAAAAAGGTAAATAAAACAAAAAAAAATTATAGTGCTGAAGAAGTTGATATTTTTGCTTTTGTTTATTTGCCAGATAATGTTGTTGAATTTGTGGCTAATTATAAAATAGGAAATAAGTATCAGAAAAAGGTAGAATATTTAGAAGATATAGACCCTTTAAAAACTTTAAGGAGATCTATTACAATAGTAGATGAGATAAAAAATGCCGTTACAAAAACTACAATTTAGACCAGGTATAAATAGAGAAGGTACTGCCTACGATAATGAGGGTGGTTGGTTTGATTGTAATTTAATTAGATTTAGGTCTGGTAGACCAGAAAAATTTGCTGGGTGGAGAAAAACTACAAGCTCTTCAATAACTGGTACTGCTAGAGCTTTGCATAATTGGATAGCTTTAGAGGGTAGTAAATATTTAGGCATAGGCACACACTTAAAATATTTAATAAAAGAAGGCACATCTTTAAATGATGTTACACCGATAAGATCAACAACTTCTGCTGGTGATGTAACATTTGATGCAGTAGCAAATACTTTGAGTAGTGGCATATCGGCTACTGTCACAGAATTAACTTTATCTAGTTCTTCTAGTTTCCCAAGTTCAGGAATAATAAAAATTAATAATGAAATAATTACATACGAAATAGTAGAGGGTAATGTATTAAAAGGATTAACAAGAGGTGTTGAGAACACTACAGCAGCCTCTCATAGTTCCTCTGACTCTGTTTTATGCGGGACTATAACAGCTACAGATACCGCACATGGGGCAGTAAAAAATGATTTTGTAACTTTTAGTGGGGCTGCTTCTTTGGGTGGCAATATAGTTGCTGCCGTACTTAATCAAGAATATCAAATACAAAATATAGTTAATGCAAACTCTTTTACAATAAATGCAAAAGACAGTTCTGGTAATACAGTTTTTGCTAATTCTTCTGACTCTGGTAATGGTGGTTCTAGTGTGGTAGGTGCCTATCAAATAAATGTAGGCTTAGATTTTTATGTTTCATCAACTGGTTGGGGTGCAAACGCTTGGGGTGACGGAGGATGGGGCTCTGTTGCTACACTAGAAACAACAAACCAACTAAGATTATGGTCGCACGATAATTTTGGTGAAAATCTTATAATTAATCCAAGGGGTAGTAGTATTTACAGATGGGCAGAAAATGACGGTCTTAGCACTAGAGCAGTAGAATTATCTGGTATATCTGGAGCCAACTTAGTGCCTACCAAAGCATTACAAGTAATTACTTCTGAAATAGACAGACATTTAATAGTATTAGGTTCAGACCCTTTAAATACTGCAGGTACTGCAAGAACTGGGACATTAGACCCTATGTTGATAGCTTTTTCAGACCAAGAAAACGAATTAGAATTTGAGCCAAAAATAGATAATACTGCTGGTTCTTTAAGACTTTCTTCTGGATCAACCATTATAGGAGCAGTCAAATCAAGACAAGAAATAGTAATTTTTACTGATACTTCTGTATACAGTATGCAATTTACTGGACCACCTTTTACTTTTTCAGTAAATCTTATAAATGAGGCTACTGGCTTAGTAGGTCCTAATGCAGCCGTTACTGCTCCACAAGGTATATTTTTTATGTCTTACGATAATTTTTATGTGTATAACGGTTCAGTACAAAAAGTGCCTTGTAGTGTGCTAAATTTTGTATTTTCTAATTTTAACAGTAGCCAAGCATTCAAAGTGAGTGCTTTTACAAATACCAAAGAAAACGAAATAGGCTGGTTTTATCCATCCGAAAATTCACAAGAAATAGATAGATATGTGATTTATAACTATGAAGAGCAAGTTTGGTATTATGGTGAATTAGTAAGAACCGTTTGGTTAGACTCTGGTGTAGAACCGTTTCCTCAAGCGGTAGGTAGTAATAGTTTGTTT